TTAAAATATGATTGCTGCCCCAATAGTTTGGGGCTTAAACGAAAAAATCAACATCGGCAGAGAGATTGGTTTTACCCTCTTTTTTCTCTGTTATTGGAATATTGTATTTTTCTGCAAAATATTTAGGGTCAACATTGTAATTATTCAGCAGCATTTGCTCAAGCTGTATTTGCTGCTCGGGAGTGTAATCAATGCTTTCATCCCAATCAAATCGCATTGCCTTTGGTAAAATGCCGTGCATAACGGCTAGTGGAATTACTTTGTCGTTAATCACATCTCTTACCATATCGGCATCGCGTTTCACAATTCTATTGAAAATTTCGAGGTGCGTTTCCGATTGGCTTAACGAGCTGCCGTCATCCATTGTCATAGTCTGACCTATCCACAATTTAGAAAGCTCATTATTTGCGCGAATAATTCTCTTGTCATACACATTGTAAGCATCTCCACGAGTGGTTTCTACAATTTGAAGCTCAGTGCCTTCAGGAAACAAACCCCACTGTGCAGCGCCCATATCTTCCATCATTCCTTCCATTTTAGCAATCTCTTTCGGGTCTCTGGAAGCTGTTTTTGCAATTCTTACAGGCATTCCAAAAAGCTCTCCAAACTGATCCCAAAAAGCTGCCATATTCTTTTTTGAAATAACGTGTGGCACGGCTTTTAAAAGTAGCCCAAGGTCGTTATTGCCTCCAACTTCAATTAGCCAATTACAATATGGCAATTCACGATATTGCAGCGCATTACTTAGCTCGTCGCCCGGTTCTTTTGTTACCAACCCCAATTCTGGCACAACATGCTCGCGAGGAACTAGCTGCACACTATCAAAAATTTTGTGTCCATTTCGCTCAATAGGATCTCCGAGTTGAATTAAAGAGTGACCGTATGTGATGCTTTGTAAAGATAGTTTTAGCAAATCTTTAAACCACTTGCTATTGAAAAGATTGGTAAGCTCTGGGTCTTCCTTATTTGTTTTGAAATCTACGAGCTTGAAAGTTTTTTGCAAAACTGCGCTTTCGCGTTGTTCCATAGCTCCGCTCAAATGACCATCCACAACCACATCGCGGTAAATATCTAACAATCTATTGCGCAGTGGTCTATCAACGTCTAGTGCCATCTGCCACGCCTGCCGCCAGTCGCGAATATCTTTTTTTGTTAGTGCTTGCGTTTGAAGGTCAAGCTCTATAACCATTTTTTTAGTTACTTTATTTTTCATCTTTTACCAGCTATATTCGTTTTTTTGCTCACCACCATATTTCATTCCTTGCGCTTCGCCATCGTCATCTGTTGCCAATGGAATATCTAAAACCACTTTTCCTGCAGAAACTAAATTTAGAAATTTGATAGCTTTTTCATATCTCTCAATTCTAATTTCAAGACCCATCTTGCCGGGTAGCCAAGTTGCTAAATGATAAAGAGTAATGTCAGCAACTAACATATTTATCTTCTCGTTTCTAGCATCGCCAACTGTTGCGAAAATTGCAACGGTATCATAATAAGGTCGCAAAAAAGCGGAAATTTCTTCAATTGCTCCCTTTTCGGCTTTTACTCGCACATCGTCATCAAACTGCTGAATTGTGTTCAATTCGTGCAGCCCAACTACGCTTCTATAATCTTCAATTTTTAAATACATGGCTAAAATATTGGAGTTATGTAAAGAGCGCTTTGCTCCATTTTTTCAAAACTTACTTTTATTTTTCTGCGCTTAACCCACTCCTTAACTGTTTTTTTTGGAATAGCAACTGGTTCGCCTTTCCATAAAATCACATAGTATCTGTAGTGAGTGAGTTTTGCCAAGCGATTAGCTTTTTTGATAGCTTTTCTCAATTTGAAATTGAAAATTACATCTTTAAATTTTTTTGCAATTCGGTTGAAATCAAATAGTGTCATAATTATAATTTATATAGGTTTACCAGCTATTTCTAGCCGTTTTTCTTCTTCCTAAAGTTGCTGCAAAATTGTTTTCTCTCTTGCTTTTTTGCAGTTTATAAATCGCGCCTTCATCTGCATCAGGTGCATCATCGTGCACTCGCGAGCCCTTCTCAAATGCAAGGGTCTGTTCCAACGCCGTGAGGGTATCTTTATCATTTTGTTTAGCAATGTTGTACCAAACAAAACCACGCTCCCACAAAGGAGATATAGCCTCAACACGTTGAAATTTATCGGGTTTTTTGCGATGGTCGCCTCTTATTGGTAATTGATAACCTCTTATTTTTCCTTCGCGTGCAAAATCGTCAAGAATAATATCTTGTAAAAAATTTGCTTCTATATAATAGTCGCAAATCACACCTTCGGGCATTCGCTCGTGCAGGTCGTAGAACCATCGCACCATTTCGGCAACCGAGCATTGTCGAACAAAAGCATCAATATGATGAAGTTCTGTATTGATAACTCCCCAGAGTTTAATGGCTTTGTAATCGTTTTTTGAAGAGCCTTTAAACGACGGATCGCAATAAGCAACCAGCTGGTCATATTTGCGCAGACTTGGTAGTTTTTTCCATTGAATCCAGTTGTTTTTAAAAACAGCTCCTTCAGTGATAGGGTTGTTCATCATCTCTTTTTGAAATGCACGATAACCCATAAACTGCTCCATTTCGTCGAGCTCTTTTTTGCTCCACTTTTCATTCCAAGTTGGCTCGCCGTTTGCTTTTCGGGCATTGGTTTGAGATTGGAAAACTCCTTCAGCTTTCCAAATATTTGCAAGCACTGATACTTTGCCAATCAGGTTGCCAACCATTATAAACCTACCACGACCGCCGTCAAGAGCGCCAAAAAGTGCCTCTTTCACCCAGTCTGTAAGTTTGTTTACACGAGACTCATTATTGCAAAGTTCGTCGTCATCAAGGTCGTCAATCACAATATAATCTGGGCGTCTGTCTCTGTAGCGCAACCCTCTTGGAGATTGCCCCCTACCGCGAGAGAAAAAAGCACAATGATCAGCCGTTACAAATTCCCCTTCTTCCCAGCTACCAACTTTTTTTTGTTTACCAAAATCGGCAATATATCGTTGGTTGTTTTCCAATTCAGCCTGCAAATCAGATAATAATATTTTTGCAGATGTTTCGCTTTTTCCAACCAGAACCATAACGCGAAGCTCATCCATAGCTTTTAGCCACATTGGTATCATCATATCAAAGTGGGTGCTTTTTGCGTGTCCGCGAGCCCATTTGAAAGTGGCTTTGATATTTGGAGTTCTACGCACCTTATTAGCAGCATTAATTTGGAATTTGCCACACTCGCATTTAGCGTAATGTGGAAAGTAATATTTTACAAATTCGTTGTAATTTGCTAGGAGTTTTTTAGTGCGCTGCTGTTTTTTTGTTGGCGTTTCGTGCGCATTCATTACTGGTGTCATTTGCCGAATTTCTTGGCAATTGGCATCCCATTTCTTTCTAGCTGCTATAAGGTCGCTTTTGTTCATTCTACTGTTGCATTAGTTGTTCCGAGATGTAGTTGTCCTGGTACTTGTTAATTACCTTAATAATTTCGGGAGTGAGCTCACTATCAATTGTTGCACGATATTGTATCCACTTTGAAAAAGCCAGAAAAACCTCAATAGTATCAACTACACTTGCTTTTTTATCCAGTTTTTCAATAACTGCGGCAAACTTTGAGAGTTTGTCGCCGATACCTGCAATATCATCGGGGTTGTCGCTTTCATTAACGGCATCAAGCATATTATTAATACCTCGTAGCAGTTTATTAACAAGCATTGGGCGTGTGATATTATTGGCGGCTTTGCGACTTTTCCAACCACCTTTTTCAATCCATCTACCCATTGTAGATTGAGTTGTACCCACCTTTTCGGCACATGCTTTTGCAGTTTCTCCGCTTAAATATAATATCCGCGCAAGGTCTTTTTTTTGCGCAAGCTCCGACTGTTTTGCCATCTCTTTTTACTGCGAAATTCATTGTTAATTATTGATATATCAATTATTCGTAATAGTCTTGGATATATCGGTTTAAAGCTTGGACTATTAGTTGTTTAGCGTTGAATTGCTGCTCATCTTTGCGTTTCAGAAATGGAGAAATCCACAAAATATTGTAAGCTAAAAATTATGTCAGGAAAGAAAAAAGAGGTAGTAATCAATAAGTCGAATTTGAACACGGCGTTTTAACGAGCGGTATTGATATTACACAATTCAAGCGTAACCCTATTTTACTCTGGCTTCACAATCGTGCACGGAGTGGCTCAAAAGAAGAAGTGCTGCCAATCGGGACTGTTGAAAATTTACGACATGAAGGCGACCAACTTATCGGCACACCTGTTTTTGATGAGTCTGACGATTTTGCAATGAAAATTAAAGCGAAATGGGAATCGGGAGTTTTGCGAATGGCATCTCCGGGGCTTGA